CTTTTACTTTAAATACGGCAGTCTTAGAAACAGTTTCTTTAGGTGATTTTGATCGAACAATAATACCTGGAATATCAAGTGTTACAGGTTCTTGTAGTTTATATTATTACGCAGAAAGTACAGGTGCAAGTCACAATGCTAATGGACCTAATAAATTTTTATCAACAAGAATAATAGATAAAATTTTACCTAGATCAGGTAATACACCTTCGACTTCAGAAAGACCTAAAGTTAAATTTAGATTACAGGTCGATTCTAATCATTATATAGATCTTAATGCAGTTATAACTTCTTATACTATGCAAAACTCTGTAGGAGAGATAATGTCAGCAGAGGTAAATTTTGAAGGAGATGGTATTCCAACTGAAAGTACATACTAATGCCTATATATTTTGGATCTACAGGTTTTATAGAGCTAAAACGTGATGCTTTAAATTCAGATTTAGAGACATCATTAGATCCTGCTGATGTGAATACAACAAAGAAAAGATTTTCTGTAGAAAAAGCGGCAGGTTCATTAATAACAGGAGATCAGATAGAAATAGAAACAGTAGATAAAAGTAATTTAGAATTATTATCTGGTCATAGTTTTCCCGATCTTCGTAAATACATGCACATAGATGATATGGGCGGTATCAAATTATATGACACGTTCGCATCTGCCTTGGCAGGAGAAGTTTCTGGAGCGTTAACCCTTACAGCACCTTCATCAAGAAAAGATATTTTAATCAGGACAAGAAATACAAGATTCAGACCATTAGCAAAAGTTACAGAATTTGAAATAACTACTTCCAGAGACACTATTGATATTACAAATTTAGGTGGTGAATTTCGTAAGCAATATGAAAATGGACTTATATCTGGGCAGGGAACAATACAGACAATATGGCAACATAGAAACTTTCAGTTAGATACTGAAGATTTTCAGAGTCCAGAATTTCCTGTATACCTAAGTCAACTATTGGTTCGTATGCAACAGGGATCAGACTTTGAAGGTAGATTCTATGTATATCACGACCCATCACAAAACACTAATAGTGTTTGGTATCAATCTTCCTGTGTGGTAACTAATGTTGCGATATCAGTACCTGTTGCTGGTGTTGTTGAAGCAAGAATAGAATTTGTAACAAATGGAGAGATTAGGCTACATAATGGAGTTCCACCTTCATTCTTATTATTAGAGAGTAGTGATAAAATCTTGCAAGAGGATGGTGATGGTATTTTACTTGAAGATCCTTAAATAGAGATTTATGATGTATTTAAAGACTATCTAACATGGCTGATCTACAAATTACACAACTACCCGAAACAAAGAAGATAACAGCAAAAAACTTAGTACAAGGTGCATTTGGATTGGTGGATGCTGCATCAATACCTGCAACAGCACTTAGTTATCCGTTAACAGCAGGACAGATTATTACAGCTTCCTTGGCTGATAATGCCGTAACAAATGTAAAGATTACAGATGCGACTATAACTGGAGCGAAATTAGCAAATGATACGATAACAGCTACACAAATAGCAGCAAACGCGATAGGTTCTAGTGAGCTTGCAGACAATGCGGTAGATACAGCAGCAATAACAGATTTAAATGTAACAACAGGCAAATTAGCAGCTACAGCAGTAACAACTGCAAAGATAGCTGATAGTGCTGTTACCTTCGCCAAAACTAACTTCAGTGATGGAGATATCCCTGGAGCAAAACTTACTTCTGCTTCTATTACCTCTACTCAGCTTGCTAATAATTCTGTCACCGCCAATGAGTTGGCAGATAATGCAGTGGATACGGCTGCTATCGCCAATACTGCAATTACAGGAGCAAAGATCGCTTCAGATACAATTACTGCTGGTAATATTGCTGCCAATGCTATTGGAGCATCTGAACTTGCTGACAATGCAGTAGATAGTGCAGCTATTGCTTCTAATGCTGTAACGACTGCAAAAATCTTAAATTTAAATGTTACGACAGATAA